ATGCTCTATTATGTGAACCCACCACATATGAGTTCAACAGTTTCATCAAACCTCTGGTTAGCAAATACACCTGATTTACTGCTTTACGCAGCACTTGGTGAAGCAGAGCCTTTCTTGATGAATGATGAGAGATTAGCAACTTGGTCAGCAATGTATGACAGAGGAGTTATCTCTTTAAGTAAATCAGATGATGAGGGGGAATTTCCTGCTCATCCAATGTCAATAACAACAACTACGAGGTAAATAAAAATGGCAAATATGTCAAATGTTTTAGAAGTACAACTTCTAAACGCAACACTAAATGGAGTAGCATACACAGCAGTAAATAATCCATATATTTCTTTATGGACATCAGACCCAACAGATGCAGAATCAGGTACAGAAGTTTCTGCTTCAGGAACAGCTTATGCTAGAATTGCTTCTTCTTTTGCAACAGCTTCTGGACCTTCAGGCGTTGTTCTTTCAAACGCAGATGCAACTTGGTTAGCAGCAACAGGTGGTGGCTTTGGAACAGTAGGATGGATTGGTTTACATAGTGCAGCAACAGGCACAGGTAATATGTTGTACCACACAGCTTTGGACGCTGCCAAGACAATTGATGCAGGAGATATTTTCAAAATTACTACTGGCAATTTATCAGTAACATTAGCATAGAGGATTAATCATGGCACTTGTATTTAAAGACAGAGTCAAACAAGTAACAACAACAACTGGTACAGGCACAGTCACGCTTGCAGGTGTTTCTGATGGATTCCAAGCATTTACTGTTATTGGCAATACTAATACTACTTACTACACAATTGTAAGTGGTGATAACTGGGAAACAGGTAGAGGTACTTATACTTTATCTGGCACTACATTATCAAGAGACACAGTATTAGAATCTAGCAATAGTGGTTCTAAAATCTCATTATCTGGTGAAAGTGAAGTGTTTTGTACTTACCCTGCTACAAAAGCTGTAGCACAAGATTTAAATAATGTTGCAACAGCTCCACAATTTGTTGCTTCTAATGGTATATATCAAAATTCAAATACAGTTAATACAAACATAACTTTTGAAACTAATAATAACGGAATGTCGGCAGGTCCAGTTACTGTAGCAAGTGGCATAACAGTAACAGTTCCTAGTGGCTCTAATTGGGTGATAGTATAATGGCAATAAAAATAAATGCAGATACAAGTAGTGGTTTAAAATTAATTTCTGATACTTCTGGTGTAATAGAATTTCAAACAGCAGGAACAACAAGAGCTGGAGTTAATTCAACAGGGCTTACTGGAGATGGTTCAGGATTAACTAATTTACCAGCAGATGCTACTAAACTACCTTTAGCTGGAGGAACTCTTACAGGTAATATTACTTTAGAAGCAGTTACTGAAACTAAAACAACCAAGACTGGTTCGTTTACACCTGATTTAAATAATGATGGTACATTATATTCTTGTTCTGGAACAATGACTATTACTATGCCTACTGTAACATCAGGTAAATCATTCACTATTATTCACTCTGGAGCTAACCTAATTACTTGGGGAGGAACTATTAAGTGGAATGGTGGTTCTGCACCAACAGCGGCAACTGCAATAGAAATATATGTATTTGTTTCAGATGGTACTTATTGGTATGCTAATCAAGCAGGAACAGGGTACGCTTAATGTTTACTAGCTTTAGAATGTTACAAGGCACATCATCAGCACAACCATATGATATGGTATGGCTTGCAATAGCAGGTGGTGGGGGTACTTCTCAAGCAAGTGGTAATACTGGTGCTTCAGGCGGTGGTGGTGCTGGTGGATGGTGGTCAGAAACTTATACTATTAATCCAGGCACAGATATAATAAATGTTGGCGTTGGTGCTGGTGGTGCAGGTGGAGCTACCAATAATACTTATGGTTCAAATGGAGTTAATTCATCTGTATCTCCTCCTACTGCAATTCCTACAGGTGGTGGTCGTGGTGGTATGTCCAATCCAGGTAAAACTGTTGGTGCTAATGGTGGTTCTGGAGGTGGAGCTTCTGGAGATTATACAGTTGGGTCAGCATCTGGAGGAACTGGGGGAGCTGGCACTCAAATAGGTAATAATGGTGGGTCAACATCAGGTGGTTACGATGGTGCTGGTGGCGGTGGTGCTGGTGCAGTAGGTGGAGCAGGTGGACCAGGAGCAGGTGGAGCAGGTTTAGCTTCTTCAATTACAGGTACTTCAGTAATATATGCTGGCGGTGGTGGCGGTGCAAGTAATGGTGGCGGAGTTGGAGGAGCTGGAGGTTCTGGTGGTGGAGGAACTGCTACAGTGCCAATTGGCACAAACGGAACTGCTAACACAGGTGGCGGTGCTGGTTCATCTAGTTATAGTAATCAGGCTGGTGCAACTGGAGGTTCTGGAGTAGTAATCTTATCAGTCCCTACAGAAAATTATACTGGTACAACAACAGGAAGCCCTACAGTTACAACATCAGGTAGTAACACAATTATAAAATTTACTGGCACAGGTTCATATACGACTTACTAGGAAAAATATGGCACATTTTGCAAAAATAGAAAACGGAATTGTAATAACAGTTGAAGTACTTAATAATGAAGTTATTTTAGATGAAAATAATGTAGAACAAGAATTATTAGGATTAACTTTTTTACAAAATCATTATAAAGATACAGCAGTATGGGTACAGACTTCATACAACAATAGCTTTAGAAAGAACTATGCTGGTATTGGACATACTTATGATGAAACACGAGATGCTTTTTATGCACCTCAACCTTATCCATCATGGACTTTAAATGAATCTACTTGCAAATGGGAAGCACCAACACCTTATCCAAATGATGATGGGCGTTACACATGGAATGAAAAAACTTTAACTTGGGAAAATGAATAATGGCTAGTATAAAATTAACAGGTGATACAAGTGGGGTGATTACAGTATCAGCTCCAGCAGCATCAGGAACTAACACAATTACATTACCTGCATCAACAGGCACAATGGCTTTAACAAGTGATATTAGTACAACTTCATCTGCTTTAGAAGTATCTAGGACAGTAACAGGGTCAGTAACAGCATTAAGAGCTGTATCTATAGCACCAGATGCTTCAATAGGAGCTTATCCAACTGTTAATACATTAAGCTCTCAAGTTCAATCAGATGCCGCAAGTGATATTTTAGTTTTTGTAGATGGTCGCTCAGGACAAACCTCTGCAAGAATGACTGAAGCTGTATCAGGGTCAACTCATACTGTAAGTATCTATGGACAATATATGAATGGTGCAAGAAAATGGGTAGAAAATGGTACTCCTTTAACTATTGGTTTATCTCTCGATGGTGGGACTGCTATTAACCCAAGATTTAATACCTACCCTAGAGGTATATCAACTCAAGCAAATACATTTTTAGTTTTTCAAGGATGCTCAGGGGGTTCAACAGGTGGAACAGAAGCTTGTGCCCAAGTTACAGCGGTTATAGTTAATCCATCTACAGGAGTTCCAACAATAGAAGGTTCTTCTCAAAGAAGAAGTATAATAGCGGGTAGTGGGGTAGGTGGTAGTAATAATATAGGCTTTGGTGAAATTGCTGATGGTCGCTATAAAACAGGTCTTTTTACATCAGGATTATTTAGAGTAGGAGTACAATGGCGATATACTCCTGGTAGTGGTTTTTCTATGCAAGATGTTGGTACTCAAGCATATCTTGATAAACTTACTACAAATTTTAATTATTATAATGTAGCCAATCCTCCAGGCTATACACAATTAAGTGCTGATGGCACTAAACTGTATTTTACAGTCGTTGACCATTCTCAAGTATTTAATAGATACGCTATATCTTCTAATTTTATTACAGATGCGGTAAAGGTAGCAATAACTGTTCCTTGTTCAGATTATTTAGCTGATGGAAAAACTCAATTCATAGATAGCACTCATTTTGTATTTTATTATAAAAATTCAAGTAGTCGTTATGCAGTAAAAACTTTCTCTATTTCTGGCGATACTCCAACTTTAATTGATACTGAAGTAGCTCCAGCTGGTTTTACAAAAGCATGGAATATATGTCCAAAAATATCAGATACAAAAAAGCTAGTTGTCAGTTCTTTCAATAATCCTGGAGCTTCAGGTAATGATAAAGTATTTACTATAGAACTTGCATCAGATTATACAATAACTGGATTTAGTCCTTTGCAGACAATTGCTATAGATGTTGGTGAAAATATGCAACCTAGAAATCTAAGTGGAAATATATTCAATTTGGCTCAAGTGACGGGTGGCAAAAGTACTAACCAAACATATACAGTAAACGCTTACTCAACAACACAGTTTACTTATGGTGGAATTGCTACTGCATCGGCTTCATCAGGCACTACTCCACTTCTTATTAGTGGACTATCTTCTGGTCATTCAAGTTTATCAGTTGGTTCAGATTATTTTGTTAGAGCAACATTGGATGGTCAAATAACTGCGGACTCTACTTTAGCAACTAGCACTAGAGTAGGTAAAGCAATATCAACAACAGAAATAATAGTAGGAGATGTAACATAATGACACCAGAATATAAAGAAGCATTAAGACTTAAGTTAGTAGACACAGATTATAGTCAATTACCAGACGTAATTAATCGTTTAACTGGTGATAGTCAAAGTAATTTATTAACTTATAGGACTCTAATAAGAAATGAAATGTTAGAAATAACTACATATTTTACTATTGAAACTATACCAGAACCACCAACAGCAATATGGAGTA